CACCCGCATTTTCTCAAAACAAACTTGTGATTGTTCTATGGTATGTTTAAGAAAGAGAAAGCATTTTAACTTCTAAATGCGAAAGAGTTTTCAATTATTAAATAAAACACAATTAAACTATTCATATATCGCCTAATAGAGAAAGCGCAAAGTTAGATAAAATCGCCCTATGATACTTTTTTGACTACGAGAAAGTAATATAAACTCGCCCTATAACCAATAACTAAAACGCGATAGCAAAATCAAATTGCTTTGTTGGTTTGCTTATCGCTCGCCTTGTTGGTATGTTTTCAAAAATCAATTTTGACTTGTTCGCCGTGCTTCCGTTTGGCGCTTCGGTCAATTATATGTTCGTATATTTACAAGCGAAAAAATACAAACTCATTAAACTCTTAAAACTTAAAAAGTTTATTGATAAAAAAAAGACAAGCGAAACAAGGCAACAAAAAAACGCGAGCAAGTAAAATATATTACTCTCGCGCTTTCGTGCTTCTATGCGCCTAAAAATAGCGAAAAACGGCAAAAGAAAAAGCAAAGCGATTTGATTTTTTCGCTTTGCTTGTGTTCTTTGAGATACTTTTTAGAAGTTTTAACAAGTTTTAACAGCTTTTAGTTTATGGCTCTAACTCAACCAAACAATCACTAACGAGAATATAAATAAACTCGCGCGGTTTTCTTCGCTCTTTTTTGGCGAGTGCTTCCACTTTTTCCGCTTCTTTTTCGGTCAAGTTAATGGTATATTGTTTATTTCTTAAATCGGTCATTATTTGCGCCCCCCTTGTTTGTGGTGCTTGTTGTAATATTGCTCGTATAAGTTAAAACTTGAACGGTGTAAAAAGTCGGCGATTTTTTGGGCGATTGCTTCATAATTTGATACATAACCACTGACACAACCAAAAGCGCCCCTAATATCAATAGTAATCGCGCCAAAACTCATATTATATACGTTAATTTTCAGCCCCTTAAAGATTGGGCGCGCATAAAAAATTTTTCGTTTTTCTATCTCATTAAAAATAAAATTTTTTACTTTGTCGCTATTCATAATTAAAACACCCTTGAAAACTTGATTTTTTTGCTTTTGATTGCTTCTTCAATCGCTCGGCGCTTGTTGTTTGTATATGCTACAATTTCGCCAAAAGTCCAAGCGCAATAATTAAGCATAAATATATATAAATGCTTTCGCGTTGTTTGTGAATAATTCCAATCGCTAAAAAGTGTTAATTCTTGCTTTTGTTTGTCGTAGTAAGCAATTATGCTTTCGTATGATTGAAAAATTAAAGCGCTTGCGCTACTTAATAAAAATTGATTTTTATTTTCTAATTGTTCAACTTTGAAAATATTTTTTAATTGTTTAATTGTCATTGTAATTTTTAACACTCTAAATATAAAATAATTTAAGCAACTCGCCCCCGTTTAGAGTGTTCGCTCTCTTTCTTTGTGTTGTCGGTGGTGGGTTGCGCTTTTTTATTGTGTTAAAACTTGCTATATAGTCAATTATTACTCTTTATTATCTACTCTCTAACTAATTACTTATGAATATATAATAATTATTGTTTGTTGTGTTCTTTGTTGTAGGTCGCTACTTGTTGGGCGAAAATGCGACTATCAACAATTCTTTTAATTTGTTTATGTTCTAATTCATCATTAAAGCAAGTATTATTTAATGCTTCGTATTTCTCAATAATTACACAATTACAACCCTCATAAAATCGCATTTCGGTTTTTCTTGCGTTTTCTACTTCGTGCGCTTCGGTGGTTTCCTTGTATATATCTTCTTTGTAATCTTCTTCGCTTTCTTCAAGTTCTCTTGCGATTTCTTGGCGTGAAGTTTTAATAATCTCTTTTGCTTGCTTTTCGGTAATTTCTAAATCATCAATGAAGCAACAATTAACAGAGTAATTTGTTAAAAAATAAAATTTTGTTTTCATATTGTTATTATTCTCTCTTTCTTTTTTTGGTTTTCATTTTCAAAAGTTAAAGAGTAAATAATAAAAAGTAATAACTAACTATTTTTGACTTCTCGCAATCAATCAACGGCGACTTTTCGGTGTCTTACTTACCTACGGCAACTATTAAAGTTTCTCGCGCTTTCCGTTGTGTTGCTTTTCTCTCAAAGAACAAGTTATATTCACAACCTTGAATAATAGGGACTTATTTATAGTTAAGTCATAACTCTTTGCTCGTTGTGTGGTTTCATCATCACAATAAGCACAATAATATATTACACGAATATATATGCGCTCGCAACTACTTTTTATAAATTAACTTTTATTAAGTCTTTTATATAGTCAATTAACGTAGCAGTGTAAAGCATTTTTACTTAACACCCCAAAAAAGAGAATAAAAGAGATTTAATAATATTTAACTACTATTATTTATTAAGTGTATTTAATCATATATGTATGACTTGTAAGCATTGAAAAAGTAAACATATCGCAAAACAAAAGAACACAAGCGCCCCAAGTTTTAGCCGTTCTATGTTTTGGGCTTGTTTTAGGGTATATAAAGCAATCAAGATTGTTTTATACTTAACTTAATTATTTATAATTAAAATATGCTTTTAATTGATTATATGCTTTTTTGCTTGTTTTGTGTTCTCTGCGATAGTGTTTTTTATATGTTTTTAGACGATTTAAAGCGAGTTTTCATTGTTGGTGGTGGTGGGCGTGGGGTATGTAAAAAAGCGAGTTTTAAGGCACGGGTTTCATCGCAAATTATCCTCCGCCAAAAATAATTCGGGTCGTATCTCCAAAAAATTCCGCGCAAAAATTTTAATTTCAAAATCGTCAATTAAACCAAAAAATTAAATGCGAAAATAAATTGATTATTGACAAGTCGGTTTATAAGTGGTTAAATGGAAGCGACAGGAGGCGAAAGAAACGATGAAGGAGAAGCACAACGCGATTGGATACATACGCATTTCCACGCAAGAGCAGGACGAAAAGTATGGGAAGGACGCGCAACGAATGGCGATTAGCAGATACGCGAAAGAACACGGGTTTACGATTGTTTCGTGGTTTACCGATGTCGTGAGTGGGGTAAGTGATGAGCGAGAAGAATTAAATAAATTACTCTATGGATACGATGTGGCGAACCCGCCATTTGAAGCAATCATTGTTTTTAAAAGCGATAGATTAGCGCGTGATACTAAATTATATTTCTATTACTTATATTTACTTGAAAAGAAGGGCGTGAAACTTATAAGCGTAGAAGAAAATTTTGGCGACGATGAAACATTTGCGAACATTTATCGTTCAATGATGTTATTTGTCGCAGAACAGGAACGTAAAAACATTGCCCTGCGCACATCTCACGGTAGAGAGATAAAAGCCAACGCAGGCGGTTATGCGGGGGGAGGCGTGCCGTTTGGTTATAAAGTTGAAAAAGGACAATTAGTAATAAATGACGCGGAAGCGCGCATAGTCCAAGAAATTTTTAACCTTTATAAAGACAATGTTTCACAAGTAAAAATAGCCGAGTATCTTAACGGTCAAGGTTTTAAAACAAAGACAGGCACACCATTTAATCAAGTTAAAATACACTATATAATAAATAATAGAAAACTTTATCAAGGTTATATTAAATACGGTGGCAAAAACGCGAAATGGGTTAAAGGCGTTCACACCCCAATATTAGATGAATAACTTATAGCAATCGGGCTACATTAAAAGCAAAAGGGCGAAATAAACGGTTAATAAAGATAACTTGTTATCCTTATTTAACGGTTTATGTTTTGCTCTTTTTTTGTATTTGGAGGCGGAATAATGGATACATTTGAAAAATTAACTTACTTAATTAAGAAAAACCCAAGTTCACTAACATACTATAATGACGCTTATTTATATATAAAAGGTCTATTTGTTAGAGATAAAATTCGCGCTATGATGTGCGCCAAACAACTTAAAGAGTTATGTGTAAGTAATTATAAGAATGATAGTTTATTAAATGATGTTAAGAAAGATATTAGAGAGATAATATTTAAAGTATTAGTATTAGAAACTCCTTATAGTTTAGATAGTTATTTCCAAGCATTAGAATATTATAGACCAATAAATGAACAATTTTACCGCCCGCGCAGGAAACAACTTTTAGATGTAGTCCGCGCCCTTGAAGATTTAGTTATTTGGGATAAACTTGACGAATTATTTTTAAGTTGCCCACCGAGAGTTGGAAAGACAACTTTAATGCTTTTCCTCATCACTTGGCAAATTGGCTTAAACCCCGAAGCAAGCAATTTGTATGGTAGTTTTTCGGGCGTAGTCGCAAGCGCGTTTTACAAAGGCGTTATAGAAATTATTACTGATGAATATACATATTGTTGGAAAAAGATATTTCCGCACGCGAAGTTTGACCCAAAGAGTATGTGCAATAGCAAAGACACCTTCTTGGACGTAGGCAGAAGCAAAAGATACCACAGTTTTACGGCGCGTTCTATTGACGGAACACTTAACGGTGCAGTAGATTGTAGCGGAATTTTAATCGGCGACGACCTTGTTAGTGGTTTTGAAGAAGCAATTAACCAAATTAGACTTATGACAGTTTGGAATAAAGTTGAAAATGACTTTACAACAAGAGCAAAAGAAAGCGCGAAAATACTTTGGATAGGCACACGTTGGTCTATTAACGACCCAATCGGCAAACGTATTAAAGTTTTAACCGAAGAACCTGCTTATAAAAATAGACGATATAAAGTAGTAAATAGACCTGCGTTAGATGAAAACGAGCAAAGCAACTTTGATTATGAGTATAATGTCGGTTTTTCCACAACATTTTATCTTCAAAAGCGTGCTTCGTTTGAAAACACAGGAGATATGGCTTCTTGGTCGGCACAATATATGAGCGAACCAATAGAACGTAGTGGGCAATTATTCAATAAAGACGGTTTAATGTATTTTAATGGCGAATTACCGCAGAAAAAAGCGCCATATAAGATTGTAGCCCCTTGCGACGTTGCTTGGGGTGGTGGCGACGCGGTTAGTTGTCCTGTTCTTTACGTTTATAAAGATGAAATTAACTCGCACAACTACGATGTTTATGTGCCTGCCGTTGTTTTTGACTATGGCGACAAAGCGAAAACACAACCTCGTATCGCCGAGTTATGTATGAAATGGGGCATACAAACCCTTCAATTTGAAAGAAATAGTCGTGGCGATGAATACGGACAAGACGTAAACGAAATATTAAAAATGAAAGGTTATCCAATAAATATTACTGATAAACCTGCGCCTACGACCATAAGTAAGTGCGATAGAATAATACAATGCAGTAGTGATATTAAATTACATTTCCATTTTTTGAGTGCGCCATACCGAGATAAAGACTATGCGATGTTTATGCAGAACTTATTTAGTTATAGTGGAAATGGTGGCAACAAACAAAAGGACGACGCGCCCGATAGTTTAGCGCAAGGCGTGGATATGTTGCGCCCACAAAACAACCAACCAACGACTTATAGTGTCTTTTCTCGCCCATTTTAGTGTCTTTGTCCTAAAACGGACAGTTAGAAACATTTTAATACCTTCGTTAGCAAGGTATTTTTTTATGTGTAAGCAAGGTAAAATGAAATGCAATTAAACGGTAGAAAACTAATTACCTCATCGGTAAATGACATAAATGAAACAAATATTGTTAGCGTATTAAATACTGCTTTATCAACTTTTGCGGTAAACCAAGAACAAATAGAGTATTTATTCAATTACTACAAAGGTATTCAACCTATTTTACAACGTGAAAAAACATATCATCAAGAAATCAACAACAAAGTTGTTGAAAACCACGCACGCGAAATTGTCGCATTTAAAGTTGGATATTTACTTTGGAAGCCGATTGAGTATGTATCACGCAAAGACAATACACAAGATAGCACATTAGAGCAATTAAATGACTATATGGTGCTTGAAGATAAGGTTGGCAACGATAAAACTATCGCCAAACATCAAAGTATTTGCGGAACTGCTTATCGTTTAGCGCTTGAAAACAAAGTTTTTGACGAATTTGAAGGTGTCGCGCCATTTAAGATTTATAGCGTCCACCCAAAAAATGCGTTTGTTATTTATAGTGCAGACTTTAAGAAAGAACCTGTTTGTGGCGTTATTGTTGATACTGTCTTTAATGACGCACAACAACCACAAACTCGTTTACAAGCATATACAAATACAACATTTTACGAAGTTATTAACGGCGCAATAACCAAAATTGAGCCACATACTTACGGACGTATCCCACTTATTGAATATCCACTTAACGAAGAACGTATTGGCGACTTTGAGCAAGTTATTGAGTTATTAGACGCTATCAATACCGTTCAAAGCAATAGACTTGACGGCGTTGAAGAATTTATCCAAGCCCTTATGGTATTCAAAAACTTTGACATTAAGGACGAAGATGTTGAAAAACTTAAAAAACTTGGCGCTATCAAGATTAAAGACGGAAGCAAAGACGTTCCTGCAAGTGTTGAATATCTAACACAAGAACTTAACCAAACACAAGTTCAAACACTCAAACAAGATATGTATAACATCGTGCTTAAAATTGTCGGTATGCCTTCACAAGCAGACGGTAATACAAGCGACAGTTCAAATAATGGCGCAGTTATTCTCAAAAATGGTTGGCAAGGTGCAGACGCAAGAGCAAGCGAAACCGAAGTTATGTTTAGGTCAAGCGAGCAAAAGTTCTTATCACTTGTCCTTCATATCACAAGAACAATGACCGAAAACAAGGTAAACCTACGCATTAGCGATATTGATATTAAGTTTACAAGAAGAAATTATGAAAATATGTGGCAAAAAGCCCAAGTTCTTGACTTATTACTCAAAAACAACAAGGTTGCCCCTCAATTAGCGTTCCAAGTTTGCGGTTTGTTCACGGATAGCGAAGAAGCATACACCCAATCAAAAGATTATTATGCTGAACAAGTGAAATTACTTGCTAAACAAGAGGTAAAACCAAATGAGAACGAGTGATTTTACATTAGAAATGGCTAAACAAGTTTGTGAAATTATAAATCACGGCAACGAAGCAGTTATCAAAAGGGAACGCGACAAAGTAGTAGTAATTGAAGTAAAGCGTAAATGCTTATCTAAAAACGATATTACACAAGGTTATTAAGGTAGAAATACCTACAAATATACATTCGTTAGAGAAAACGAATTAAATATAATCGCAACATAGTGAGAGAACACTTACCAAAAAACGCGAAAGGAGAAAACGAAATGGCG